ACGGCGAAAAGCAAATACTAATTGATGAGCTTGCTGTTAAGTTTGAAGACGTATTACAAGGTCTTGTAATAGATACAGAAAACGATCCTAACAGTAACGGCACAGGCAAACGTCTTGCTAAGATGTATGTTAACGAACTAATGAGCGGTAGGTATGATCCTATGCCAGCGGCAACAGCATTTCCAAATGACAGTGACGAACGTTACGAAGGTATGCTAGTAGTAAGAAGTGAACTTACAAGTATGTGTTCACATCATCATCAGATTGTTAAAGGCGTAGCATACATTGGTATTATTGCATCAGACAAATTAATTGGTTTAAGTAAGTACACAAGAATCGCACAATGGTGTGCGATGCGTGGAACACTACAAGAAGAACTAGCAAATGACATTGTACGTGAGATTCAGAAAGCCACAGGTGCAGAACACTTAGGTGTTTATGTACAAGCAACACACGGTTGTGTTGAAAACAGAGGTGTTAAGGCACACAGTAGTCTTACACAAACAACTGTTTTAAAAGGTGCGTTTAAGGATGACGCAGGTACAAAGAAAGAGTTTATGGATAATATTAAACTCCAACAAGAATTTGCATGTGGGAAGTAGAGTATGAAACTTAGATATTCAGAAGCGTTTTATAGCGTACAAGGAGAAGGCAAGTTTGTAGGAGTGCCTAGTGTATTCTTACGTACATTCGGTTGTAACTTTCGTTGCATGAACTTTGGATTAGAAAGAGGAACGCCTGCAAGAGCAGATGGTGTAAAACATAATCCAGAAGTTAAAAAGTTACTCGATAGTAATATTATAAGTACTGTTGAAAAATTTACAGACTTACCTGTAATACATACAGGTTGTGATACATATGCTAGTATCTATCCAGAGTTTAAAAAGTTTATGATGGATAGAACTGTAGATGAAGTTGTAGAACATTTGTTATCACTTACTCCAGAAGGTAAGTGGACAATGGATAGCGGACAAGATGTCCACTTGATTTTCACTGGCGGTGAACCTTTGTTAGGGTGGCAGAGATTCTATGCTGAATTGTTAGAACACCCGCGTATGAAGGACTTAAAAAATGTTACATTTGAAACAAACACTACGCAAAAGTTACGACCAGATTTTAGAGACTATCTTAATAGTCAAGACAGATTTGAAGTTACTTGGAGTTGTTCCCCAAAACTTAGTGTCAGCGGAGAACGCTGGGAGGATGCTATTATGCCTGATATTGCTAGTGAGTATTTCAGTGTTGCTAATAGTAACCTTTACTTTAAGTTTGTTGTGGCTGACAGTATTGACGTTGAAGAAGCTGGCAGAGCTGTGGCGAGTTATAGAGACGCCGGGATACAATGTCCGGTATATCTTATGCCGTTGGGTGGACGAAGTGAAGAATACAAGCTCAACATTCAAGAAGTGGCTGAGCTCTGTATGGAAAAAGGATGGCGATTCACTCCACGACTACACATCGACTTATTCGGTAATGCCTGGGGAACGTAAATATAAAAATGAACAACACGAACGAGCTATGACAGCACCAATTGAAGACGGTGGTGATTTAGAAAAACGTGTAAGGAGAGCAGGATTATGAGCAATTGGTTTAATAAACTTTTAAATAATGCAGGCATCACAAAGAAGATTGATGAGCCGACAGTAGAGCCTTCAGCAGAAGATGTAAGACGTGCGGCACTTGAAGCAGAAAAGGTTGCCGCTACTAAAGCAGGTCAACCTTGGGTTGCTGTATTAGATACACAAGTTAATAAAGACAACATTCGAAACGGATTCTTTGAACTTGACTGGAACAACGAATTTATCGAAGAACTTCTTGATGCAGGATATCAAGGCGAATCGAACGAACAAATTGTTGATCAGTGGTTTAGAACTATTGTTAGTCAAATGCTTCAAGAAGAAGGACAAGATCCTAAAACTGAAGCAGGGTATATTAACGTAGTACCTATCGATAAAGGCAAATCAGAAGTATCTTAGTGCTTGACAACAGCCAGATTTGGTGTTATAATAGTATTATAAATTACGCAAAGGCGAACTAATGGCAACATATATTCTAGTAGATACAGCTAACACATTTTTCCGTGCAAGGCATGTAGTACGTGGCGACATTGATACTAAGGTAGGCATGGCTATGCATATTACACTTAACAGTGTTAAGAAGGCATGGCAAGACTTTAACGGCACACATGTTGTGTTTTGCTTAGAAGGTCGTAGCTGGCGTAAAGACTTTTACGAACCTTACAAGCGTAACAGACAAGTTGCACGTGATAAGATGACTGTAACTGAGTCAGAAGAAGATACAGTGTTTTGGGAAATCTTTGACGAGTTTAAAGACTTTGTTAGCGACAAGACTAACTGTACTGTTATGCGACACAAACAACTAGAAGCAGATGATCTTATTGCAGGTTGGGTACAAGCACACCCTAATGACAAGCATGTTATTATTAGTACAGATGGCGACTTTGCACAACTTATTGCACCTAACGTAACACAGTATAGTGGCATACAAGACTTAACTATTACACACGAAGGTTACTTTGATAAGAAAGGTAATCCTGTAATAGACAAGAAAACTAAATTAGAAAAGCCTGCACCCGATCCTGACTTTATGTTGTTTGAAAAGTGTATGCGTGGCGACACTAGTGATAATGTATTCAGTGCATATCCAGGTGTACGTAAGAAAGGCACTAAGAACAAAGTAGGCCTTATTGAAGCATACGAAGATAAGAGTACAAAAGGTTACAACTGGAATAACATGATGCTACAGCGTTGGACTGATCATGAAGGTGTAGAACATCGTGTACTAGATGACTATCAACGTAATGTTGTGCTATGTGATTTAACAGCACAACCTGCAGAGATACGTGCTATTATAGATGAAACAATTAACGAAGCAACAGATAATCCTAAGGAAATAGCACAAGTTGGTATGCGTCTTATGAAGTTCTGTGCTAAATGGGATATGCAACGTATTGCTGATCAGGCTCAATACTACGCAGAACCTTTACAAGCGAGATATATTAAATGAGCATAAAAGCAAAAACAATACTAAAAGACAAGTTCTGGATTGTTGAAGAAGAAGGTGAGAAGTTAGGAACCTTGAGTTTCAATGACGAAAAGTTTATGTTCTCTGCAAACAACGGTGTTGCATTCTTTGAAAACAAAAAACAATTAAAAAACGAGCTTGGGCTTACTATATTTGATAAAGAGCCTTCAGTACAGTTTGAAACTGAAAAAGAAATTTATGGGTTTCCAACTAGCACTACACCTTACAATGTAATTTATGATGTACATCGTAAGTTTGCATTGTTTACTAAAAGTCGTAAGAGCAAGAGTTTATATTGTGCAGGATACTACATTATCCACTTTGACAAAGGTTGGGTAAAGAGTTTTTGTCCTAAACTAATTACATTAGAACGTTACAACTACAAAGGTCCATTTAAAAACGATCTTACTATGCGTCAGGAACTGTCAAATGCAAACCAAAAATCTTGATCCAATAAACACTTTTCCAGTACAACAGTTTATTCAAACTGTTAAGAGTGCTGACGCTAGTAGAGCTAAAGATGTTAGAATTGACATCGATACAGCAAAAAGATTAGCATTTACACTAGGAGAAGTGATGTCTCGACTCAATGGAGACATGGAACAGTTTATTAAAGAACATGTACAAACACTAGACAATGAGCCCGTAGAGGTGCAATTAGACGGTGGTACTGAGTGGAAATAAACTAGCATTTAACTCAAAAAAGAGATAAATATATACGTAGTTAATTAAGGTACGTATATATGAGCAGACCAAAGCCAAATGTTCTTTTAGAACATGTAAACAAAAAGAATTATAGATGTGAGCAAGTCTTAGATGCTGATGCTATCTGGGCCGTATTCTATAAAGATAAACCATTCAATTTAAAAAGTTCAAACGCTTTAACAAATTATCCTGGACCAAAATATAAGAAAACAAGTTTTTCTAATCCAGGGCATGCCCACAACTTAGCACAAAAACTTAACGAACTGTTTTCATGTGAAGACTTCTTTGTGTATAAATTGTCAACAGGCGAAATTGTAACTGAATGAACTGGAAAGAAACCTACACAAAGTTATTCCTAAAAGAACTAGGTAAAAGTTTTAACGACTTATCTGTTAAGGAGCATATGCCTTTGTGGTGGCATAATACACGTAGCAAGGACACTGGTGGACTTAGACTTACAGACGCAGGATTAGATGTACTTACACAAGCAGAAGTAGCAACATACGATGTACCTTATCCACATGATATGCCGATGACAACTCAAGTTATTATCTTTTTAGACAAGTTTATTGACTGTCCTTACTACATAGGACCAAGATCTATTCAAGTAACACACCAAAAGAAGGCGGTCGAACTGTCTCTTTTCTCAGGTGATCTACGTAAGTATGGACTTACTAAAGCGTTATCTCGTCAAAATAAAGACGAAAATAATTAAAAAAAACTG